AAATGATGTCAAGAAATATTTGAATAAATTAATAAAAAAGTTTGTGTTGTATCAAAATAAATAAAAAAGTATTTGACAAGTATTTTGTAATGAATATTATATTTGCAACGGACTAATTACCCGTCATATCCAGCATTGGTTATTTTTTTTCTATTGGAATGGAGTTTAAAAGACTCCACTCTAGAAAACATTTAAACAACTCGATATTTATAGTAAAAAAATGAGTTAGCTCAAAATAGCTAATTAACAATGCCTTACAATCAATAAAATAAAAAAGGCGTCGGGTTCTAGTGGTTTAAAAAACGATAAGCTAGCCCAAATTGATTTTGAAAGCTAAAATGATTATTTAGCCACTGATTGATAAAAGTGATAAAACCCTTGGTGTTTTTATATTAGCTACAAGGGCTAAGTGCAAGCAATTGCGACCGTTAGAAGGATTGAGAAATGAAAAAGGAGAACGCTAACCCGCCTCTTAAATGTTGTAATGATGTTTAGGTTTCTAATATAATCTGTTGAAAAACTGCGAGCGACAACTCAGGAATAAGTTTTTTACAGGAATTTCTAGTAATAGGGATTTCTGTATCTTCAGCTCACTCGAATCTTGGAATAAAGATTAATTAATTTCATTATAAAAGTTGACAAATAAAATTAATGTGCATAATTAAAAAAAAATGATATTTGATTAGTGAGATTATGATTAAAAGTTTTATCTTACTCTTTTGAACATCGCACGCGCGTTAAAATAATACAAAAAAAATGTTAAAAACTCGAGAAATTGAAGATAGAAAAAAAATAAGTCGTCAAGAAACTATCGAATTACTAAATGAACATAAAGAAGCATTATTTAAAGACATATCTAACAATGTATCTTATAGAAAAATCGCAGAAAATTTTAACATACATTTAACAAATTTACATCATTACTTGAATCTTGAAGAAAATCAGCAAGCAAAAGATCTAGCTTTAAAAATAGCTTCTTATGATATGCTCGACAATGCAGAAAGCGAATTGCACAAGATTCAAGATGATTCAACTAATGCAACTGTTCGTAGACAAGCAGAATTATATCAACATCGCATGTATATCGCTAAAGTAAAAAATCGCAAAGAGTTCGATTTAAACTATAAATCGCAAGAAACACAAACCAACAATAATAATATTATAACTCCGCAACTTACATTAAAAGTAATTAACAATTCTGATAAATTCACATTAGAAAATAATGATTAATAATGTTGTAAATTTCGAGCTTCAAGAAAAGCAATCTATTTGCTGGACTTCGCCCGCAACTGAAATTCTTTATGGCGGGAGTGCTGGCGGTGGTAAGTCCCACGCTATGAGAGTAATTGCGATAATGCTTGCGTTTAGTGTTCCTAATCTTCAAATATATTTGTTTCGTCGAGTGTTCGCGGACTTGCTCAAAAACCATGTTGAAGGCTCTTCGGGCTTTCGTGTGTTGCTTGCTCCTTGGGTCAAAGAAAAATTAGTAAAAATTACAGAAGAAGAAATTTCGTTCCAAAATGGTTCAAAAATATATCTTTGCCATTGCCAGCATGAAAAAGACGTCTATAAATACCAAGGGGCAGAAATGCAAGTAATACTTATTGATGAATTGACGCACTTTAGCGAAAAAATCTATAAGTTTCTAAGGGGTCGGGCAAGGCTTGGAGGTGTAGAAGTTCCAGAACATCTTAAACATAAACTCCCGTTGATTTTATGCGGTAGCAATCCAGGGGGAATTGGTCATGAGTTTGTTAAACAAATGTTTATTGATAACTGCAAACCTCTCGAGCTTAGAAAAATGGGCGTTGAAGAAGGTGGAATGATACGGCAATATATACCCGCTAGGCTTAGTGATAATGAAGTATTGATGAAGAATGACCCAAATTACGCTGATAAACTCCAAGGCTTAGGCGGTGCATTAGCGAAGGCAATGCTTGATGGTGATTGGGACGCTATCGAAGGGGCTTATTTTGATAACTTTAACCCTAAAAAACATATCATTGATTACATAAATGTCCCGCACACTTGGCACAAGTTAAGAGCTTTTGACTGGGGTTATTCTAAGCCCTTTTGCGTGCTTTGGGGTGCTGTTAGTGATGGTTCACTTGTTGATTGCGGAGGAATTAAACGAAGCTTTCCGAGAGGTGCAATTATTATTTATAGAGAGTTTTACGGGTGCACGGGCAAAGCTAACGAAGGTTTAAAAATGAATGTTGCTGATATTGCGAAAACGATTAAAGATTTACAAATGGGCGAGAAAATGGACGAAATGAGGGCTGACCCTGCTATTTTCGATGTTTCAAGCGGGCAATCAATAGCTAATCAATTTGAATCACAAAATATTGGCTGGCTTCCTGCTGATAACAAGCGAGTAGCTGGCTGGCAACAAATACGGGCAAGATTTACAGGAAATGAAGATGAGCAACCTTTATTATTTATTACTAGCAATTGTAAGAATCTACTCCGCACGCTTCCGCTGATGCAATATGATAAAACTAAGCCCGAAGATTTAGACACAAACATGGAAGATCACGCAGTCGATACTTTAAGATATTTATGTATGACTCGCCCAATTATTCCTGCAGAAATTAAAAAACCTTTAACGCTTCAAGAATCAATAGACAAGCAATTTGAGGTGCAAAGATTAATTGATGAGATAAAAAAACAAAATGAACTATTGACAAAAAAAAATAAATAAATATTATAAAAAAATATGACAATGAACCAAGTTGAATTACAAGACGAATTATCAACCCTGAATGGCGAAAGGTCTTTGGTAGAGATATGGAAAAGAGAAATTGATAATGCAAAGAATTATCACGAATCATCTAAAAAGATGGCTAAAGAGTTTCAATTGCTCTATGAATCACAAGAAGACCAAGCAGAAAGTAGTCCGTCATTAAAATCAAATTATCCAATCTTTTGGAGTAATACGCAAGTTTTACGCCCGTTATTGTTTTCTAAGCTTCCTAAAGCTAATATTACACAATCTTTTTTTAATGAAGATGAAATATCAAGAATCAGTAGCGAGTTAGTTGAAAGATTATTAACATATCTTCTAAAAGAATCAGACGCAGAAAATCAGATTGAAAAAATTAGAGATGCTTTTCTAATCCAAGGTATTGGGATTCCTCGAATTGTGTTTATACCACCTGAGCCAATCGAAACCAAAACAAAAAAAAAGAAAGAGAAGCCTGAAGCCGAAGAAGAATCAGAAGATGAAACATCAATGCAAGATTATTCCGAAGACATGGCAGAAGGTGAAAACGAAGACACTGAAGAAGAATCTTCTTATGATACCGATGACTCTAAGAAATCATTTAAGATTGAATTTGTTGATTACCAAGATTTTCTTAAAAGCACTGAAAAAGAATGGAATCGAGTAAGATGGATTGCTTTTAAAAAATATTATTCCCGTAAAGAATTAATCGAATATTTTGGCAAGAAAGGCGAAAAAGTTCCAATGACTAACGTTAAATTTGAAAGTTTAAACGAAGAAAGTCAACAAGAAGATTTATATAAAATGTGTGAAGTTTGGGAAATTTGGGATAAAGAAAATAAGAAATGCCATTTTATTACCTTTGCGGGCGATGGCTTTGTATTAGATACTGAAGATGACGGCTATAATCTTAAAAATTTCTTCCCGATTCCAATGCCGATGGGGTTAAATGAATCTAAAAGACTATTACCAAGTCCACTATTTAACAAATATAAAAATCTAGCCGATGATTTAACTGATATTCATGACAGAATTACAAGCTTAGTTCAACAAGCTAAGTTCACTGGTGCTTATAATTCTTTAGTTGAACAAAGTGATGTTGAAAATATCATGAATGGCGATGATGGTGAGTTTAAATCGCTAAAAACCTCCGCTAATATTGATGATGCTAGAAAATTAGTTGTATTTAAGCCCCTTAATGAAATCGCCAACACAATCACAATTCTTAGGACTGAGAAAATGGCGTTAAAATCCGACATACAAGAAATTACTGGATTGTCTGATATAGTCAGGGGAACAAGCGTTGCCAGTGAAACCGCTACCGCACAACAATTAAAAGGCAATTTTGCTATTAGCCGAATTCAACCACTACAAAAAGAAGTTGAGTTTACAATTAGAGATACACTGCGTTTATTAGCTGAATTAGCAGTTGAAAAAATGTCAATCAATGAAATTATTAAAATTGTTGGTTTAAAAGTTGTTGATGTTGATTTAATTCTAGAAAATGCTAAAAGAAATATTGATATTGAAAAAGAAGAGGCAATTAGTCTTTTAGACCCAAAACAACCCGATTTTAAAGAAAAAATAGCAATGCTTGAACAGCAAGCACAAATGGGCTTACAACAAACAATTAAAGACTTACAAAAACAACTAAAAGGTTTTTTTATTGAACTAAAAAATATACCAAAACTTGCTAAAACTATTAAAGACGATAAACTCCGGTGCATTAGCATTGACATTGAAACTGATTCAACTGTTAAAATTGACCAAAATCAAGAGAAAATGGATCGCATGGAATATATTCGCACTATTAGCCAAACAATACAACAAATGGTGCCAGCCGTTCAAACTGGAGTTATTAGCAAAGATGCTTTAAATGAGTTTGTTATTTTTGCTTCTAAACCATTTAAAGTTGGTCGTAATCTTGAAAATTACCTTAAAAATGAGGAGCCAGTTGAACAAAAACCCGACCCACAAGCAATGATGGCACAAGCTGAAATGCAAATTAGACAACAAGAATTACAATTAAAAGCACAAGAAATTACTGGTAAATTAGAATTAGAACAACAAAAAGTTAATGTTGAAAAAGCTAAAGTATTAAACGACCAGAATAAATTTGAGCAACAAATGGAATTTGAGGACGCTAATAAACAAGCTGACCGTGAAGCTAAAAGACTTGATATGAAAGTTAAAGCGGGAACGGAACTTGTTAATGAGCAAATTCGTAATGCTAACCAACCAACACAAATATAATGCATATAAAAGATAGGTCTATTATAACAAATATTATGCCGATTCCTGAAAAAACTATTAAAATTGCATATTTAGATTTATCTTCTATAAAATTAGATTTAAAAAACGTTCGATGTGTTGAAATAGACATTAAAAATAAAACACAATATTTTGCAGATAATACAAAAGAATTTTATAAAAAATGGAATAGATATATATTAAAACATTATTTAATTACTGATTATTTACAGCTAAAAGAAAAAAGAAATAAAGATAGAAAAGAACATCTAAATTGTTTTAGAGAAAGTTCTTACAATAAAACAGAAATTTATAAACAATATCGTAAATTTTTTAACTCTAAATTAAAAACAAATTTTTTAAAATTATGCCATTAAAAAAAGGTTCATCAAGTAAAGTTATTTCTTCTAATATTAAAAAAGAAATGAAAGCGGGAAAGCCACAGAAACAAGCAATTGCTATTGCCTTGTCTAATGCTGGTAAATCTAAAAAGAAAAAATAGTTATGACAACAAAACGCTTAACTTATATTGATGGTGAAGCCCATTGGATTGAAATTGAAACTTTACCATCATCAAAACTACCTGAGGGAATTAAGGAAGATTTAAGTTTAAATAACTATATTAAAAAATATGGTGCAATTTACAATCACGGAGACGGAAAAACCTACACTACTAAAAACTCATATTTAGACGCTTTAAAAAGAAATAATCAGCATATAAAAGATTATTAAAATATTATTTGACAATTATTATTAACCAATTATTTTATTATGGATATTAAAGAAAACTACCAAAACGAAATGCTTGATTTAATTAAGCAAAATACTGATTCTCAAGAGCAAGAAGCTGTTGAAGAAGTAGAAAATGAAAGTGTAGAAACTGAAAATATCGAAGAAAAAGAAGAAACACCAATAGAAGAAGAAACCGAAAATAAAGAGAGCGAAAGCCAAAACCAAGATAATATTGATATTGAAAAACAATTATCAGGATTACCAAAAGAATTGGTTGACGCTGTCAGAACAATAAAAGACCCTGAAGACAGGGAAAAAGCAATAAAAATTGCCAAAGAACAGCGTGCAAGAGAAGACAGGCTACATTTACAACTTGGCAATACAAAAAAAGAGCTTGATAACATAAGCGGATTATTAAAAAATTTAGAAAATAATCCTGCCGAAACTTTCAAAGCTTTAGCAAAACGAGTCAATTTTGACTTAAAACAAGTCGTAGATGAACCTGTTTATGAAGATGAGTTATATCTCACTCCTGAAGAGCTAATCAAACGAGAATCGAGAGATATTCAACAAATTTCTTATCAATTATTACAACAAGAAGTAAACAAAAGGGAAGCCAAAGAGTTATTGGCGGATTTTTTAGAAAATCCTACGCACAATGAAGAGTTAATAGTAGAATACCAACAAGAATTTGTTAATATCTATAATCAAGAATTAGCAAAAAATGGTAATCAAGAATATTATCCTTTAAAATTGCGTAAAAAAGCATTAGAAACTGCTTATTCAAGAATTGAAAGATTTCAACCTGATTACGAAGAAAAAGTAAAGGCAAAAATCTTAAAAGAAATAAATGAGCAAAAAAAGGAAAAATTTGATGAAGCCAAGAGGCAACAAAAAATTTCTAAACCTGTTTCTAATGGAAATAAACCAATGACTTATCAGGAAGAACAATTAGCTTTAATTCGTAAGTATAGATAGGAATATAATAAATATATTATATGCCCGCAAATCCAAATTATAACTCATTAGTTTCATCTACTTTAGATAAATTCATGAAAGAAAAAATTACCTCTTCAGTGATTGGTAATAACGCATTGCTTAAAGCTATGCAAAACAAAGGTAAAATCGTTCACGAAACAGGCGGTAAAAACTTTCAAGAAAATATTGCTTATGCAAGTAATTCAACTGTTCAATTCCAAAATCCTACGGATTTGTTAAATACAACTCCGCAAGATGAATTTTCGTCTGCTATTTTTGCTCAAAAAATGCTTACAGGAACTGATCAAATTTCTGAAAAAGAATTATTGCAAAATGCTGGCGATTCAAGAATCTTTAATCTTTTAGAAGGAAAAAGACAAAACTTAATGGATTCTTTGAGAAACCAATTAGGAACTGCTTTATTTTCTGATGGAACTGGCTCTGGTGGACAAACTATTGGTGGTTTACAACTATTAGTTGCTGATGATCCAACTACTGGAACTGTTGGTGGTATAGACCGTTCAACCAATACTTTTTGGAGAAACCAAGTTTATGACTTTTCAACTTCTGCTGGTGGAAATGCTTCTGCAACAAATATCCAAGCTGGTATGAATAGTTTGTATTTATCTTGCCAAGTTCAAGAAGGTTCTTTTCCTGATTTGATTCTTGCTGATAATAACTATTACACCTTTTTTGAAAACTCTTTGCAACAAATTCAAAGAATCACAAATACTGGTGAAGGTAAATTAGGTTTTGAACAATTAGCTTATAAATCATCTGCTGTTGTTTTTGATCCAAATTGCCCAGCAAATCACATGTATTTCTTGAATACTGATTATATTAAATTCCAACATTTAAATAATCCATTATTTACTAAAGGTGAAACTCAAAGACCAATTAATCAGTTGTATTACATTACTCCTGTATATTTATATGGAAACTTGACTATTAGCTCTGCTAGAGTTCATGGTGTTGCTAAAAACTAATAATTAAAAGGAGAAATAATATATGTCTAATTTTTCAAGTATGGAAGCTGATGTTATCGTTCAAAAAATTGACGAAACTTCAACTACTAAAAATCATTCGCTAGGTAAAATTATCCGTGCGGAAGATAAAGACACTACCAATTATGGTGCTGGTGAATTTATCTATTTAAAAGGTGTTGCCTCAACTGCTGTTGGTTCTTGGGTTCTTTATTCGCCCGATGATTTTTCAACAAGCCTTTTAGCCGCTAATGATATTGGTTCAGTTGCAGTCGCAATGTCTGCTTCTGTTGCCGATAATTATGGTTGGTATCAAATTAAAGGTAAAGCAGTTGGTAAAGCTTTAACAGCTTTTGCCGATAATGCAAATGTTTATTCTACTTCTACAGCTGGCTCGGTAGATGATGCAGTTGTTGCTGGTGATAGAGTGAAAAACGCAAAAGGTGCTTCTGCGGTTGGAACTCCGTCAGCTGGTTTAGCTGAATTTGAAATCGATAGACCATTTGTTGATGATGGTTTAGCCGCTTAATTAAACTAATATAGGAGAGGGAGAAATTTCTCCCTCTTTTTAATCAAAATAAATTTATTATGTCAAATATTATAGAACCAATTAATCAATATAGAGTCGAAGAAAAAGACAAACTACAAGTTCAATTCTTTGATAAAAAAAGACAAAGAACCAATGAAGATCAAAGAACTGTCGATGTTTTAGATAGTAATGAACAACCTATATACGATCTTTATGTTGAAATCTATAATAAAGATGACCCTTATTCGGTTTTATGCAAAAAAGTTGAAGGAAACACAGTTGCCTTTAATACTGTTCAAGGCGTTGTAAGATTTAATTACAAAGAAGTTTATCCAAAAGCTTTTGCAGTTTATGAAGAAAGAAAAGCAGGAAAAAATAAAGAAAATACAAAATTGCTTGAAAGTGAAATTGAAATTGAACAATTAAAAGCTCAACTGGAAAAACTTAAAAAACAAAACGAAAAAAAAGAATCTAAAGTTTCAAAAACTGAAATTAAAACAGAAAATAATTTAGAATAATGACTTTATTAAGCATTTGCACAGATATATTAAAAGAGACTAAATCATCATCTATTCCCGCAACTATTATCGGGAATAATGACGCTGTAGCTACTCAAATATTTCAAGCTATAAAAGTTAGCATAACTGATTTAGCAAGAAATTACCAATGGCAAGAATTACAAAAAGAATATACTTTTTCTAGTGTTATTGGACAAGCTGGCTATGATTTACCCTCTGACTTTGACAGAATAGTTGATAACACTTTTTGGAATGTTAATCAAAATTGGTCGATGATTGGAGGTTTAACGCCTGAAAGTTGGAGAGTTTTAAAAAATTCTTTAATTACTCAAGCGGAAACAGTTGAATATTATAGATTAAGAGCAAATCAAATAATTATTCATAGAACCCCGTCAGTTGTTGAAAGCTATGTTTATGAGTATATTTCTAAATACATAGTTAAAAGCTCAACTAATGTAGACCAAACTGAGTTTTTAACCGATTCTGATGTTCCTGCAATTGATGAATATATTGTAAGATTAGACACAACTTGGAGATGGCTAAAAAACAATGGTAGGGCTTACGCTGAGGAAAAAGCTAATGCAGATAAAGCAATTGCTGAAAGAATCAAATCAAATGGCTCTAGGGGAACTATAACATCAAAACCAATTGTGCAAATTTATAATTCTATGATTAGTGCATACAAACCAATAAATGTATGAGATACGACGCTAGAACAACACAATCAATAATGGCGGAAAGAAACGGGCAAGCTATGCGTGTTAATATAGAAGCACCTTACGGCGGTTTAAATACTCGTGATTCTGAAAGCCAAATGGAAAAAACTGATGCTGTTGTTTTAGAAAATATGATACCTGACCAAGGTTCAGTTAAATCAAGAAATGGTTTTATTGAATATTGCAGTATCACAGGATATGTTCAAACATTAATAGAGCATTTTTCGGCAGGAAATAGAAAATTCCTTGCTTGCCATAATGGAAAAATAAGCAATATTACAAACTCCGCAAGTATTGTTGAACTAGGTTCGGGATATTTAACTGACAAATGGCAATATATAGCTTTTAATGGTTATACATTAATGGTTAATGGACAAGACAGTCCTATAAAATATGATGGCTCAACAATTACAAGTAATGCAATAAATCCAACTGGCGGTAGTGCATCTTCTTTAAATGGTATTAATATTTTTAAAAATACTGTTTATGTTTGGGATACAAATTACCCTTATTTTTGGCACGGAGCAGTAAACGCAATTGCTGGAACTTTTCAAAAATTCGATTTATCTTATGTTTGCCCTGAAGGTGGAAATGTATTAAAAATGATAACAATTTCAAGAGATGGCGGTGCTGGTGTTGATGATTATTGTGCTTTCATAATGTCTAATGGTTATTCTATTGTTTACGAAGGCAACGACCCTAGTAAAGCAACTGATTGGGCTTTGGTTGGTGTTTACAAAATCGGTAAACCTATGAGTATTCGCTCAACTATGAAAACTGCGGGTGATGTAGCAATAATAACTAATCAAGATTTTATTTTGTTTTCAACAGCTTTAGGCAATGAAGGACAACAAACACAAAACACAAAATTAAGTGGTGCAGTCCAAAAAACTACCGAAAACTACGGCTCTAATTATGGTTGGGAAGTTGTTTCTTATCCAAAAAAAGCATTATTGTTTTTTAATGTGCCAGTTGCGACAAACCAAACTTACGAACAATATGGGTTTAACACTATTACAGGTGCAGGATTTAAATTTACAGGATTAAATGCTATAACTTGGGGTCTTTATAACGAAAATCTTTATTTTGGCGGTAATGGTAAAGTTTATAAAGCTGATACTGGTTTAGAAGACAACGGAAGTTATATTATTTGCAAAGCTCAAAGTGCCTACAATAATTTAGGTTCACCCGCTGAAAAAACTGTTAATGCGTATAGAAACACATTTAGAATTGATGGGAGCGCAACAATTAATACAATTGTTAATTTTGACTACGAACAAAACTCTTCTCAACAATCTAATTCTATTGAAGCGATAGGTGCTGAATGGGATGTTGCTGAATGGGATGTTGCTGAATGGAGTTCCGAAAATCAAACACAAAACAAATTAATTTATTCGTCTGGACAAGGTGTTGATGTGTCTATGAGGATTGAAGCTAATTTAAAAGGTCAACAGCTTAATTGGTATAGAACCGATTATAGCGTTAATGTTAATAATATTTTATAAAAAATATATGGCAGTTTATGGAAATAGTGGTTATTTAGAAAATTATTCAAAAGATCAAAAACTTTTTAATATTGAACCTGAATATACTAATTGGTGGGATGTAGGAGCTTCAAAAACTGGTAAATCTTTTAATGAATTAACCGATGCGGAAAAATCGCAATATTTAATGGATCCTGATATAGCAACAAAATTAGCACCTTATACGTGGAGTTTGGGTGAGTTATCAGAAGAACAAAAATTGCAAGGCGCGCAAGAAATGGTAAATTATTTTAAAAATTCTTTACCTATAACTTATACATCGCAACCTTCGACCCCTACATCTTATTCAACAGATTCAACCAATTACGATAATTCTATGGCTGACGCAGTTCAACAATCTTTACCAAGTTATAATGTATTTGCAAAATTAAGCCCTACAGAGCAAAAAGATATATTAATTAACAATCCTAATATTCTTACTCCTGAAGGAAGTCAAACTTATGATGCGGGAACAAATACTATTAAATTACAAGAATCTAATTTTACCAAAAATCAAAGACTTGACCAAGAAAGATTAGCAATGCAGTTATCAAGGGGTTTATCAGGTAATTTACCTTCAACGGATAATGAAGCTGTCAGAAATGCAACTTTTCAACTAGGCAAAAAACAATTAGATCCTGAATTAAAAAGCCAAAGGGAGGCATTAGCAACTCAATTAGCAAATCAAGGTATTCCTATCAATAGTGAAGCCTACAATTCTGCTATGAATAGATTAGATCGCTCGCAAGGCGATCAATTAAATAGTTTATCTTTACAAAGTCTTTTAACGGGTATTCAAACAGCCGAAGCACAAAGAGCCGCAAGATTCAACGAAATATCGTCTTTACTTGGTAGAAGTCAAGTTGGAGCTGGTTCTAGTTTTGGTCAAATGCAATCTAATTATCAAGGACTTGATTTAATGGGAGCTGAGCAAGCTGCTTTAAATAGAGAATCTCAATTTAGTATGTTAAACAAACAATTAAAAGCTCAAATGAAAGCAGCTCAATGGCAAGCCGCAGGAAATGCAATTGGCGGAATAGGAGCGGCTTTTTCTGATATTGCATTAAAAACTAATATTCAATTTGAAAATAAATTTAAAAATCACTTGCCTATTTATACTTTTGAGTATATAAATAAGAAACATGGAGACGGACGCTTTGAAGGCGTTATGGCTCAAGATGTAGAAAAAACCTATCCACAAGCCGTCAGTGTTAGCTCCGAGGGTTATAAAATGGTTGACTATTCTCAAATTGGCATAGAATTTAGGAGAGTTTAACATGATTAGCACTTTAGGAAAGCCGACAAAAAGGCAACTTTTAGAAAATGCATTAGCAAGAAGTCAAAATTTACAAGACTTTGCAGGAGACTCACAAAATTTTGGTGGTGGAAGAGCAGGAGCTTTTGGAGCTATTGCACAAGGTTTAACTGCTGGAATAGGAGCTTATGCAGCTTATAAAAATAAACAAAAAATAGCTCAAATAGAATCAGAAGATATTCAAAAATTTAGTGATTTTGCTAATGAAAAAGGCGATACTGATTTAGCTGGAATAGCTGAACAATTAACTCCTGAAACAAGGCAAGCTTATTATATGCAAAAATTATTGCCTGATATGATGCGAGGTTATGGTTATCAAGCTCCTGCATCACAAAGAGAATATGAATATTATAAAACTTTAACAAAAGAACAACAAGCTCAATATCTTCAAGTTAAAAGAAATATAGCTGGTGAAGGTGCAATTGTTGGCTCAACTGGAACAATTAACACATTAGAAGGCTATGGAGACGCTGGAGCACAAAAAACAGGAATGGAGCAAACCGCTAAAAATGTTAGTGATTTAAATTATAAACCTTCTATTGCTGGAGCCTCAACCTTCCAAAGTGAAGCCGCTAAAACCGATGTAGAATCGCAAGAAAAAGCAAGAAATGTAATTTCACAAGCTGATTCAATAGATACGACATTAAAACAATTAGAAACTCACCCTGGGTTAACAGATATTACAGGGGCTAAGGGTGGCGGTGCTATTTTATCTTATGTCGGTAAAGAAGAACCAATACAAGGAACTAACGCCGCAGGTGCTAAAGCATTACTAGACCAAGTTAAAGGTCAACAATTCTTACAAGCATTTGAAGGACTTAAAGGCGGAGGTCAAATTTCTGAAAAAGAAGGTGAAGCCGCTACAAAAGCATTATCGGCAATTAATACTACTACCAGTGAAAAAGATTTAGTTAAAAACATTAAAACTCTAAGAGAAATAATGAGTAAAGCTAAAACTAGAGCAGTTAATAGAGCTGGTCAAGGTTATCAAAGACCATCATCAGTTCCCCAACAACCAACGCCAAAATCAACAATAATTAAGAAATATAATCCACAAACTGGGAGGATTGAATAATGCCCAAACAAATACAGGTTGACAATCAAATTATTGAATTTCCCGATGATATGCCTGATAATGAAATTGAGGCAGTTATTAAAAAAGAATTTTACAGCCAACCCCAACCCCAACAACCAATAAAACCAGCTCAACCATTTGGCATGGGTGCTGAATTGGTAAAAAAAGCCTCTGAATATATTCCGCAACAAGGAAGAGTTGGAGCTTTTTCAACAACTTCATCAAACATACCATTTGCACCAAGAATAAAAGCTGGAATAAGTGCATTAACAGCAAAAGCAGTTGGTGGAGACGAGACAATTGGTGCTTTTTATGACGAAGCATTAAGTAATGAATTAAACAAATTAAAACAAGCTAGAAGAGAATATCCAGTCCAATCTTTTGCTAGTCAATTAGCAACAGATATATCAGGTGGGGGAGCGATATTAAAAGGATTAGGTTTAGCAGGAACAACAGTTAAGCAAGCTTTAGCTGGTGGTGCTGCAATTGGTGGTTTATCCGCAGCAGGAGAAACCGAAGCCGATTTAGCAAGTTCTCAAGGTTTAGCTGATATTAGTGCAGGTTCTTTATATGGAGCAGGTGGTGGCGTAGTTGGACAACAAGCAGGTAAATTAATTGGCAAATCAGTTCCATTTGTTAAAGGTGTTGCTCAAAGATTAAAAGGAAGCACGCCTGAATCAATTATATCTAAAGTAATTACACCCGAAGAAGCTGGGCAACAAGCGAGGAAATTGTCAAGTAGAATACAACAAGGAAGAATAACTGCTTTACCCGAATTAGGTGATGAAAATATTTTAGGATTAACAAGAATTTTAGGCAAAACACAAGGAAGCAATAAAATCATTACTTCTTATATTAACAATAAAACCGCAACCTCTGCCAAAAGAGTTGGTGATTTATTAAACAATAATTTAAGTGCCGAAAGTTATTTTAATAAACTTGATGATACAATTTTGCGTAGAAAAGAAATAGCAAGTCCATTATATGCACAAGCTGAAAAAGAAGGTGAACAAACTTTACAAAGATTTTTAAAAACAGAAAAAATTAAAGTTAATAAACCTGTATTAAATCAACAAGGGGAACAAGTTCGAGACCCAGCAACTGGAATAGGAATAACTAAAACTGTAATAGAAAATGCTCCAGAAAAAAAACTTTATGATAATCCAAATATTACAAAATATGTAAATATGGCTAAAAATGATCCATTATTTGTTGATCCGAGAATTTCTAATAATAGTTTTGTTGTTTTAAAAGGTGCAAAAGAAATGATAGATAGGGATATTTCACTTTCTATAAAAAGTGGCGATAAAACAACATCAAAAGCACTATATGGGATTAAAAAACAAGTTTTAAATATTTTAGAAAAAGCAAGCCCTACTTACAAACAAGCAAATAAAATATTTGCTGGAGAATCTGCTCTTATAAATGCACAAGAAGAAGGGTTAAAATTTAATCAATATCGCAATGGTGAAGAAGTTAAAAGGTTTTTTACTAAATTAAGCAATGGAGAGAAAGAAGCTTATAAAATTGGTGTTAAAGATTATTTAATCGACAAAGTGTCAAAATCAAGTGAAAGAAACCCTTCAAAAGCTATATTTGGCAATCAATTAGAATATGGAAAATTAAAAGCAGTATTTGAAAACCCTAAGCAATTTAAAGATTTTGCGAAAAGGTTAACCGATGAAATAAGAATTTTTGATGTAAAACAAAGAATAGTTGGAGGTTCAAGAACTGATTTTAATTTAGCCGAATCAGATCAATTACTTGATAAAATTGCTAAGGGTGTTGCAAATGTTAAAAAAATAGGAATTGCTGATTTAATAATGGCTTCAGGCAATGCAATAAAAAAGAAATATTATGGCTTGAATGAAAAAACCGCTAAAGAATTAGCTCAAGTTTTAATTAGTCCTGAAAAATCCGTGCAAACGCTTAACAACATAGTTAAACAAGCACAAACAGCACAAGAAAGAGGTTTAATACAAAAATTCACCGAAGATTTATCTAAAAGGAATTTTACCGCACCAATTGCTTCAAAATTAGGTAGAGCAATGGCAACTGAACAAATAAACAACGAAGGAGAACAAAATGGCATTTAATGGATCAGGAGTATTTAACAGAATTTACAACTGGGTTAATGATAAAGCTAATGGATATAAAATCACCGCAAGCCGTATGGACGGAGAATTTGACGGAATAGCAACAGGTTTATCTAATTGTATTACAAAAGATGGACAAACAACATTAACGGCAAATATACCATTTTCAACTTATAAACTAACGGGCTTAGGTAGTGGAACGGCTCGCACCGATGCAATAAATGTTGG